CACTCTTTCCCTACACGACGCTCTTCCGATCTAATATGCTAGGGCAAAGGCGGCTAGTAAAATCTTTATTCGCAATGCGGCAGCTGAGGAAGTTGACGAAGCACAAAAGATTGAAAGCCAAAAAGTAGGACATAGCAAGAGCGGTTATGTACCTACTGGAACGCTTCAAGGCAGTATCACGCCCCAATTTAGCGAAGATGGTATGAAAGTTAGTGTCGTACCTCTCGCAACTGCTGAGGACGCTGACGAAGCTCGAAAGCAGATTAAGCAAGGGGCTAAGAAAGTACGCAAGGTAAATAAACCCTCAAAGAACAAAGACGCTTATTACTACGGTACAGCGGTGGAATTTGGCAAAGGGAGAAATCCTAAAGAACCATTCATGAAACCAAGCGGTGAAAAGGTAGCCGCTCACCTTGAGAAGAAGTTTGAAGATACAATGCGACAAGCATTAGATTAGGAGCAAACATGGGACCAGAAGCAGACCTGATTGTGCAGGTCAAAAAGGCTCTTCACCAGGTAAGAGCCCCCGTTTATTACGACGGGCAAAAACATGATGCTGAGTATCCACAAGTGATTATTGATTTAAGCGGTATTCAAAATGAGCCTCGTTCTTATAAAGGGATCGAGGAAACTAAACTCACCATTTCTGTGGATGTTTACAGCAAAATAGATAGACTTGATATATTGCTAGACATTAGCAATCAAGTTAGAAACATTATGCAACAAGTACGATGCGCACACTGGCGATCAGAATTTGACGATTACAGCGTGCGTATTTTAGTTGATGAGTCATACCAAGGAGAGCCACTCAAAAGAGCGGCTTTTTTATTCGACTTCATTACTTACGGAATAGCAATTAAGAAAGGAAGTAATTAATTATGGCAGGATTTCCAGGAAGTCTCGCAGATATTGACCCAAATGAAATGAGCAAGGCCGACCTGATCGTTTATGGATGCAAGTTTCCATGGGACGAGAAGAAGGCCCTAATTCACCTGCTCGGTCTGCAAGCTGGTACTTCAACTACCAACACACTTGGTAGCAGTGCCATCAATTTGAAGGGCGGCACCGTTCACGCACCGGGCCAGCACGCAGAAACATTCGTTGTTGACAGTTACTGGCGCAAGAAGGACGACTACATTGCTCAAAGCCTTAAGCGTTGTGTCCGCGAAAAGGTTATGCTGGGTATTTTCCGATTTGACTTCAATCGTAAGGTAGCAGACCCAGCTGATCCTAAGCAATTCGTTGTTCCAGGCACTTATGGCAAAGCATATCCAAACGGTATGCCTAACACCGAAGCAGTTAACAACCTGCTGCACTCAAACATCACCTACAACATCGAAGGTGACTCCGTTGAAGGTGTTACTAAGCAGAGCGAACTTGAACCAGACCTATACAAGGTTGGCCTGGCACTGTACGACTACGCCCACAACACGGACATTGGTGAAACTATGGATCCAACTCCAGACCCACTTGATGAATACTTGAAGAACAAAGGCAGTTCAGGTTCTGCTTTGCCTTTAGCACAACAAGGAAAATAAGGAGGAATTAAGCCATGCAAGCATTAACAATTCAAGTAAATCCACAATCACAACCAGCAGTATTTACGCCTAAGCTTAACTACGGTTTCTATTTGCAAACTCGGGATGATAAGGCATTATCACAAAGTGGCCAAGATGGTTTTTCAGCATTAGTCAACGGCTTGTTAGACAACAACGTCGATATGATTATCGCTGCTTACTATCATTCGTTAGCTTGGTACAAGCGTAATCAACCATCTGAAACTGCTGTCGAAGAAGCACTCGAAACAGCAATTTTTAGTGACGAAAAGGCAACAGATGAAGCCTTTGATGATATTCTCAAAGACTTACAATCTAATGATTTTTTAGCCCGGAAATTGAACGAGTTTATCAAGAACAACGACAAGTTGACAGCTACAATGAAGAAACATATCGAATCCATGACGGACGAAGACAAGAAAGATCAAATGGAGATTGGTATGAGCCAAATCGACGACTCAACAACGAAGCTTCAACAGTTGATGACTCAGCAAGAATCATCGCCGAAGCCAGACGAATCGGACTCACACCTGTTGAACTAAAAGAATTAACACCTAGGGAGTTTAAAGCAGTCCGGCGAGGCTACCAACTCCATTTAGTCGATCAAAGAGATTTGACTTTGTTTGCGAAGACGGTACCACAACAGACTGTCCCACTCGAACCTCAACAACCAATAGCCGACTTGATTAAACAGTTACAAGAACGTAATCAAGCTATCGGTAAAGATATTGCTGAGGGACGAGATGAACAGCCACAGGTACCGAAGAAAACTATTGCAAGTCAATTGCTAATGGAAATGCTGGGAGGAGGGTAGTTCATGAGTAGTCCAGTTGTTGCAAAAGAGTTTCTTTGGAAATTCCGTGATGAAATTACACAAGGTGTCGCTAAATCCCGTCAAGCTATGCAAGAAGCAGTTTCCGTAGCTAAAGAAGCAGGTACGAAAGTATCTGATACTGGCGAAGACTGGAAAAAGATGGGTAACGATGCAAAAGAGGCCGCTCAAGATACTTCTCAATCCCTAGATAGTATGAAAGAAAAGTTGCTGTCATATCAGCATGCTGCTACCGATGCTTCTAAGAATATCCGAGAACAAGTTGGGATAGTAAAAGAAGACCTTAATGGTATTCCGAAGCAAAAGATTATTAATCTAAAAGCTAAAGCGACTGACGATGCAATCAAAGCTCATGAAAAAATGATTCATGATATACCACCCGAAAAGTGGACCAAGTTATATATAAAAGACGCTTTTAGTAATCGTCTACAAGATTTCAAGAAAAAAATTCATGATATACCGGAACAGAAATCCATTTGGCTAAAAATCAAAGACGGCTTTTCTAATTCTCTGAAAAACGCTCAACAAGATGCTGACAATACGAAAAAGTCATTTTTAAATCTTCATGATGTAATAGCTGGAACATTTATCGGTAATGCGGTGCTTAATGGTATCTACGCCATAGGCGATGGATTGAAAGGTCTAATCGCTACTGGGTATCAGTACACACGCCAGCAACAGACAATGATTGCCAGCTGGAATACGTTGACTGGGTCTGCTTCTAAAGGGCAAGAAATGGTCGACATGACTAATAAACTTGCTATTTCAGCACAGAACTCGACTGAAATGGTCAATGATTTAAACCAAAAATTCTATGCTGTTACAAATAGCGCTGGCAAAACTAAAGACCTTTCGCAGGCTGTTTTGACGTTACAGGATGCTTTTAATCAAAGCGATGCGTCTATTAAGAACTTTTCGACTCAATGGGCGCAAATGGTTGGTAATGGCAAAGCAAGTGCACAAGACATGCTGTCAATTCAGAATGTGTTTCCAAAGTTCCGGCAAGAATTATTAGCTTATGAGCGTGATGCAACTCACAACAAGAATCTTACTATGCAACAAATGAATGACATGATAAGCGCTGGGAAGATCAGCTCTAAGGCAATGAATGATGTCCTTATTGGCATGGGAAACAAATACAAAGATGCTACTAAGAACTTCGCTAGCACACTTGATGGTATGGGTCGGATAATTAAGACAACCGCCCCACGTTTGCTCGGTGCATTAGTTGAACCATTTACTAAAGCACAAAGCCCCGTTTATGCCGCTGTATCAAAATGGGTCTCTGATACCAAGACAAGGAATGAGTTCAATAAGCTTGGGAAAGTCACTTCACAGGGGATGGCCAAGATCGCTCAAGCATTTGCAGGTGGACACGTTGGAACGGGCCAAATACAGCGAGAATTAGATAATCTTGTAATTCGTTTAGAAAAAAAGATTAGAACTATGACAAATATTATCGCTAGGAACGCTGGGAACATTAAAGCAACGTTTAGCATTGTTGGCTCAATTATTAAAATCTTTGCTAAAGGTGCGGGCGCAGCTATTATGGATGTAGTTCGTATCTTCGGTATTTTTGGTTCCTCTGCTAAAAATTCGGCGTCCCCACTTCAGGTACTATCTAATTTACTAAAGAGAATTGCTGATAATAAAGTAGCTATTCAAACTTTGGGCATTGTTATGCTTTCAGTTTTTACGGTCAATAAATACGTTGCTTTCCTAAAGTGGATCCAAGACTTAAAGAAAACGATGGTATTGTCAACGACAATAGATGTCGTTAAAAAATTAGGCTCAGCATTTAAATTTTTAGCAGGAACTGGGATTAAGGTACTGGGTGGTTTGATTTCTGGTACTAAAGAATTAACAGTAGCTAACGCTGCGCTTGATATTGCATTAAGCCCTATTACGTGGGCAGTTGTTGCCGTAGCTGCTCTTGGCGTTGCATTCTATGAAGCTTACAAACATATTAAGCCATTTCGAGATGCTGTAAACAAATTAGGAAAAGCCATTAAGAATACTTTTACCGGTAAAGCAGGATGGGAAAAGAACTTTGTCAAAGGATTTAAGAGCCTTGAAAAAGATTTCGGACGAATTGGCAAGAGCATTGGTAAAGAAGCATCAAAGATTGGCAAGGGTATTAAGAATACTTTTACCGGTAAAGCAGGATGGGAAAAGGATCTAAAAAAGAACTTTTCCAACATGCAAAAGGAATACCAAAAGTATTCTAAAAATCAAACCCGTTTGCAACAGCGAGAACAAAAAGAACAGCAAAAACGCTGGAACAATTTCTGGTCTGGATTGACTAAAAAAGCCCGTGCATCATGGAATGATATTTCTAAAAAGACAAGAAACGGCGTTAAAGACGTTGCTAAGTCCATGAAGTCAAAATCTAAACAGATTGGAAAAACATGGGATAGTACTTGGGATAATGTTGGGGATATTACACGCAATGCGTGGAAAAAAATTAAACAGCATTCTTCACGAGGAATGAGTAACGTTTCTAAGACTACTCAATCACACTTTAAGACGATGCAAAAAGGCTGGGATAATGGCTGGTCTACGGTGAAACAGATTTCTCGTGGTGCTTGGTCAAACATTAAACAACATTCTTCAAATGGTATTGATAATGTTTATAGTGCTATCTCCAGTGGATTAAACACGATTAATCGTGTTTGGTCGTCTGGATGGAACTCTTTTACTGGATTCTTTAAGGGAATTTGGAATGATATTAAGCAAGCAGCACAAAATGGCATGAATGGCGTTATTAACGTTATTAACGCTGGTATCGGTGGAATTAATAAGGTTTGGAGTTTCTTCACTGGTCATGGAACCGGGCTAAAAGAATTAGGCCATGTTCACTTTGCACAAGGTGGAACTGTTCACCGGCACTTGTCTGTTATCAATGATGGCGATGGTCCTGATTGGAAAGAA